AAATGGACCACGAATGTAAGTGTCACGGTCTGGACGCCCAGTTTCTTTTGTATTGAAACCTTCGATATATGAAATAGCCTCTTCTTTTGTTTTGAAGAAATAACTGTTTTTCTTATGCATGATGATTTCCTATCTAACTTATACCATCTTTATAAAGTGATTCGTCTATAATGTCAACCCTTTTATCAGGATAAATAACTACGAATATAATAAAGAAGGATATATAAAATATGTTATATGCAAATGGATGTAGTTTTACATACGGCACTGGACTAGCAAATAAAGAAAATGCTTGGCCTTATGAATTGGCAGAACTATTAGGATTTGATAGAAAACAAACACAAACCGAGGCAGATAGAGGCGTTTCTAATTTCTATATTGTTCGCACAGCAATTAAAACAATAAGTGATATGCTTGCTAATGGTGAACGTCCATTTGTTGCAATTGGATTAACAACACCAAATAGAAAAGAACATTTTATTGAAGATAAAAATTTATTAATACATAATATTCCTGCGATTGAATATCATGGCAATATAAGACTAGATGCTAGTACAAATGATGATTTAAAGAAACTGAATGCATTATATATGAAACATTTCTGGTCACCTGTATATGACTTTCACCAATATCTTATTAATGTTATTACACTGCAGAACTTTTTAAAAAATGCAGAACTAGAATATGTATTATTTAACTCTTTAAACCTAACACCCAATCTGATTGATCCCACCAGATTTTCTGAAATATGTAAGACTTACGAGATGGAGAATGTTATGAAACAAATTGATATGCGGCATCTATATGAAGAACAAACATTCTTTACTTACATGTATGATAAAGAACTATATTATAATACAGAGGGCGATGAAAAATTTCTACATCCCAATGATGTAGCACATAAAGACTGGGCTAACATCATATTCGATGATATTAAACGAACACGTGAAGGCAATGGATAATGTATATATATTGCATATCAGATGGCAAAGATTTATGTAAGTTTGGTTTCAGCAATAATCCAGAAAAAAGATTGAAGACATTACAAACAGGAAATCCCAACAAACTTCAACTAATTGATACTATCTTAGTAGAAGAAAAAGAAGTTAGAAATTTAGAAAAAACATTGCATAAGGAATATGCACACAAAAGAGTTAAGGGAGAATGGTTTAACGCTACTCCGGAAGATGGTAAAGTTATGCTAGGATGGTTTGAAATACATTACGTTAATTGAGAATGATAACATGGGAATTAAGACTATTTTTGAAATATTAGATGCGTGGCATACTGAACGTAAGAAACATGATGACAAAACCTTCAAACAGTGGCTCAAACATGTGGGCGGGTTATGGACATCTAAAGAAGAATGGAAAAAAATAGGCAGATGGGAAACTTGGCGACCAGCAGTTAAAGATACCGGAAAAGGTATAGGTAAAATGTTCATAGTAAAAGTTTTTACTGTAATAATATTAATAACACTAGTAAATATGGGAATATTTTAAAAATGAAAAAAATATGGCAAATAATAATGTATCCGTATACACGATATAAAGATAAAAAGAAATTAAAAAAACGACTAGACGAACTTCGTAAGCGTGATCCGTTCATTTACAAATGATTGTACTAGGAATATCAGGTGCGTTAAACCATGATGCTGCGGTCAGCGTCATTTGTGATGGCAAAATTCTTTTTGCCAGTCATAGTGAACGCTATTCTAAAATAAAAAATGACCCTAACTTGAATGCAGAAATAATTCAAGAAGCCTTATCATATGGTAAGCCTGATGTAATAGCGTGGTATGAGAAGCCACTTATTAAAAAATGGAGACAGTTGATTGCAGGACAATATTCACTTGCATTTGATTTAAAAGAATTGCCAGGTAATTATTTAAAAAACTTTGAACAATTAAAAGATATTCCTATAGTATATCAATCACACCATTATACACATGCTGCAAGTGGGTATTTTACAAGTCCATTTAATGATGCGGCTATTGCAGTGATAGATAGCATAGGTGAATTGGAAACATTGAGCATATGGCGTGGCAAAAATGATAATCTTGTGCAATATTATTCGCAAGCATATCCAGCCAGTGTCGGATTATTCTATAGTGCAATGACTGATAGACTAGGATTAAAACCGCAGGAAGATGAATATATTCTTATGGGTATGGCAGCGTATGGCGATATTAATAGAGAAGTTAATAATAAAACTATAATTCAACATATGTATGATGAATTTGGAATAGTATTAAATGATCATAGTAGTAAATTATACCATGTGGTCAACCTAAAAAAGAATCTGCATCGTGGGTGTAAAGATTTTTTACCTGAATTAATAACTGAACAAGATCATTATGATATTGCTGCAGCAACACAAGAAATATACACACAAATGTTATCTGTAATTATAGATGATATTAAAAAGACAACATTCAGTACTAACTTAGTATTGATGGGTGGGTGCGCTCTTAATTGTAGTGCAAATAGTTTAATAACAGAAAGATTTAAAAATGTTTGGATTATGCCTAATCCTGGCGATGCTGGTAGTTGTATCGGTGCATCACAAAAGTTTTTCGATACAAGAATCAAATGGGAAACCCCTTATCTAGGGCATAACATTGAAGGTAGTTATCCAGTAGAGAAAGCATTGAATGCATTACTTAATGGTGATATCATTGGCATTGCAAATGGTCGTGCAGAGTTTGGTCCACGTGCATTAGGTAATCGTACTCTAACTGCTGATCCTCGCGGAGACACAATTAAAGACCGTATGAATGAAATCAAACGTAGGCAAAAGTTTAGACCATTCGCGCCTATGATACTAGAAGAAGATGTACACGATTACTTCATAATGCCAGAAAACATTAATAGTTCACCTTATATGCAATTCGTTGCTAAGTGCAAGTATCCGCTTGATTTCCCTGCAATCATACACGCAGATGGGACCTCACGGGTGCAGACAGTTAATAAACAACAGCATCCAGAGTTATATACATTGTTGTCCAAGTTTAAAGAAAAGACTGGTTGTCCTATGCTAGTTAATACGTCATTAAATATTAAAGGTCAACCAATTGTCAATGATTTAAATGATGCCCAAGAATTTTCTAAGCATTATGATATAAAAGTCTTTACATCTGACGATTAATCTGTTATAATAGCATTAATTATAATTATAGGTTACCTATGGCATACGATTGTTTTTTCATAACTGATGACTTATCTGTTCATTTAATTGAACGTTATAAAACAGTCTTGGAAAAAATTCCGAATGCCCAGTTAGTAAAATTAAATGACTTATCTGATATAAACAGTTTATATACAGAAATAAAAAAGCGTGTTAATACTGAATACTATTGGGTAATTGACAGTGAAATAACTATACAGGATTTTGATTGGAATTTTAAGCCTACTGAATGGGACAAGGAACTTCCTCATATATGGAGCACTGGTGTTAGAAATGAATACGGTAATGACATCAGTGTTAAATTGATACATAAAAATTATGATATTGATACGATTACAGGTGGTATATGTATATTATCTGGTGAATATATTCAACACGATACTTTTAAATATGAAATAGTCGATAAACAACATGATATAATTTATTTAAGTTATGATGAAGAATTTGCAGATGCCAACTATCAGATAATATTAAAAAGATTTCCTTTTGCGAAAAGAGTACACGGTGTCACTGGAATTTTTAATGCACATCAAAAAGCAGCATTTGTTGCCGAAACTGATATGTTTTATGTGATAGATGCAGATGCAATAATCACTGATGATTTTAATTTTGATTATTATGCTCCCATATGGGATAGGGAAGTAGTACACGTATGGAAATCTAAAAACCCAGTGAATGATTTGGTTTATGGTTATGGCGGTGTTAAACTATTTCCAACTGATTTATTACGCAATGCAAGTGACTGGAATATAGATTTTACTACCAGTATATCAGATAATTTTAAATTGATGCCAGAGATATCTAACATAACTAATTTTAACACTGATCCTTTTAACACTTGGAAAAGTGCTTTTAGAGAATGTACTAAGTTGTCTAGTAAGATTATTAAAGGGCAGGTTAATAGTGAAACCAATGACAGGCTACAGACCTGGACGCGAGTGGGACAAGGTAAACCATATGGCGAATATGCTATAGCAGGAGCAATCGAAGGTAGCGATTATGGTGAAAAAAATAAAGAAAACATCATAGAATTAAATAAAATAAATGATTATACATGGTTAAAAGAAAGGTTTGATAGATATTATGAGTAATGTTAGAAACAAAAGAGTAGCAAGAAGAAAAACAAATATTACAAAATCAAACGCAGTTCTATATGATGAATTAAATAGCGGATCAAATCCAACACTTATAATTGAAGAAACAGATGCAACGGTATCTGCTCCTAGTGTTATAGTATCTGTAAATTCGCAAGTAGAGAAGTATGATTATCAATATATGAGTAATTTATATACAGAAAGTAATCCTTCGCAGCAACTTGGTAACTATAGGAGTGCAATGGATTACCTTGCTTATTATAATAATATAAATGTTTCGAAGAATAACAAGTTAGTATCTAGAATTAAAGATTTGATATATGATTTTCCTAATTTAGACATGACATCATATCTTACTGAAACTAATGGCGCAGTACACAGTTGGGTAATATCTCAGTTGACCAATGCATTTTCAAAAAAGTATCTGGGAACAAATTATATTTTAGATGGTGGTATTGGGTTAATAGGAGCATGCCTTATGGATAGTCCATTGACATTTGAAAATATTCGTAGTTTTGATTTACACCCTGAGGGACAATTCGCAGCAGATTCAATGATGAAGGATGAATTGCTACAAAACTGGAAATTTAAATCTACCACACAGGATATATTTAATCTAGATTATATTGAGAATACATTTGTAACTACTTTACCGGACGGAAGTATAAGTGAACCATTTAATGAAATTCCAAATATTATTATTAATACCAACATTAGTAATATTGAAGACTATGAAAGTTGGTGGGGGATGATTCCAACCAATCGGTATGTTGTTTTAGTTGGGAGTGGTGGCGACAATGTACATAGGCCATTCTCAAGTTCAATAGCATTCAATCGTAAGTTTCAATTGACATCAGAATTATATTCAGGTGTACAAAAAATTAATGGAATAAATCATTACATGAAAATTGGTATTAAGTAAATGCTTCCTACATTTCAATTATTAGATAGATTTGAATTACTGTTTCCTACTAAAAGTAAACTTGCAGACTTACGTAGGTCTTATACTGACAAGGACTTATCTAGTATATTCCGCTTAGTTACTGACAAAAACAAAGAAGACCTACGCAAATTAATAATGGAAGATAATACCTGGAAGTTATGGCCATTATTAAGTGAACAAATCGATACTCAATTTGTTGCAGCTTTCAAAAGTTTTTTTGTTAATAACACAGAAATATGGAATGATTGTTTCAGCAGAGGACAATTACAAAGTAAATTATGGTTAGTGCATGAACTTAAAAAATGTAATGTAGATCTCGGCACTGTGTTTTTGTGCGCAGGATGGTATGCTACACTTGCTACTATGATTTTTGAAAGCGATATTAAGGTAGATAAAATCCGCAGTTTTGATATTGATGAAACAACTGTTGACATAGCCGAAACCTTCAATAAGTCTTGGTTTGAAAATCAGTGGCAATTTAAAGCATTAGTCGAAGATATACAAGATATAAATTATAATGAACATACGTGGCAGTATTGGTCCAACAAAAACAATAGAATGAGCTATCCTATTATAGATTCACCTAATACAATTATAAATACAAGTTGTGAACATATAGAAAACTTTTCTGAATGGTATTCTAAAATACCTACAGGCAAATTGGTAATATTACAAAGCAATGATTATTTTGAAGTTGTAGAGCATGTAAATTGTTCAAAAAGTATTTCGCAATTCAGTAGAAGTTGTCCAATGAAAGAAACATTATTTGAAGGTGAATTATTTTTACCAGATTACACCAGGTTTATGAAAATTGGATATAAGTAATTTATTAGTTAAACAATGCTATCGGATGATTAGATGAAAAGAATACATGAATCAAGAAACAGTATTATAGAACTTGATACAGACTCTGGATTAATTTATAAGACTCTAAAGAATAAGGAGGTATCTGATGATTGGCTACATCATTACAACCTAGTACGCAACGATAATAGCACGTATGTAAAAGTTCATAATGTAATTGATAATAAAACATTTACTATGGATTACATTGATTCTATTGGTGACCTAGAATATATTATTAAAGATCCTTCTAATTGGCAAATGATTGATAAGGACTTCGTTATACGATCCATTCAGTCTTATACTAATGCTTATTTGGGAGGATTGCAGGTAAGCAGAAATAGAAATGATGACCATTATTTTATGCACACTGATCTAACACTTGATAACATATTAGTTGACAGAAATAAACAAATTAGGATAATTGACCCAGACTCATACACTTGGGTACCTAATTTACAATGGACAGAAAAATATTATATAACTCATATAAATATGATGTTCTGTTTGCAAAGGTATTTTTACGAAAATGTATAATTATAACGATATCAAAGAAGTTCACTTAGAGATTACACAAAAATGCCAAGCTGCATGTCCGATGTGTGACCGAAATGAGAATGGTGGAAAAGACAATAAGCACATTACAAATGCTGAACTTAGTCTCGCGGATTGCAAGCGAATATTTGAGCCAGAGTTTATTGCACAGTTGCGCACAATGTATATGTGTGGCAATCTCGGTGATCCTATTGTTGCTAAAGATACATTAGAAGTATTTAAATACTTTAGAGAACATAATCCAACAATGTGGCTAAGTATGAACACAAATGCTGGTGCAAAGAATACAGAATGGTGGGAAGAATTGGCTGGCGTTATCAACAATAAAGGTGCGGTAATCTTTAGTGTTGATGGTCTTCGTGATACCAATCATCTTTACAGACAAAATGTTGTTTGGGATAATGTAGAACGTAATATGAAAGCATTTATTTCTGCAGGTGGTAGAGCAAGATGGGACTTCCTGATATTCCAACACAATGAACATCAGGTTGCAGAAGCAGAATCACTTGCGATTGAATGGGGAGTGGAACGTTTTGTTAAAAAGAAAAGCGCACGTTTCATTAGTAGTATTACTAGCAAAGCAAAGGATTGGCATCAGAGTAGAAATCGCAACGGTGAGCAAACACAAGTCATAGCAAAGCCTAACAAAATGAACAATCAGAATTTAATACTACACAAGCAAAAAGAAATAGAAAAGACATATGGGAGTATGATGGAGTTTTACAATCAATGTGATATTGAGTGTAAGGTTGCAAAACAAAAAAGTATCTTTATTACTGCAGAAGGTTTATTTTTGCCATGCTGTTGGACTGCTGGTAGAATGTATAAGTGGTGGCACAAAGATTATCGTGTAGAACAGATATGGGATTATATTGACGCTGCTGGAGGCAAAAAAGGACTTGACGTTATAAACAATAGTTTACAGAGTGTTATTGACGGGCCGCTAGTAGATGATATTGAAAGCAGTTGGAAAAAGAAAAGTATCAAAGAAGGTAAGATCGGAGTATGCGCTCAAAAGTGCAGTATAGGATTTGATGTATTCGAGGCACAGTTTGAATGAGTAAAACTTTTTGCCCTATACCTTGGATATTTCAAGCCCCGCGCAGCAACGGCGACTTACGTGTTTGTTGCCAAGCAAATAGCAGTGAGGACTATGGTCTGATACGCAAGCCGGATGGTACTCCGTACAATGCAGCAGACGACTATTTGGAAGAAAGTCGTAATGCAGATATTATGAAATCAATGCGACTGAACATGCTAGAAGGTAAGTGGAGTAGTCAGTGTATTCGTTGCCGCACCGAAGAAGATAATGGACATCACAGTAGGCGTCTGGCTGAAAATAAAGACTGGTGGTTTGACATTGACGAAGCACGTAAAGTAACAGCAGAAGATGGCACAATTGATGGTGTTGCTATACAGTATTATGATTTTAGATTTGGAAACAAATGCAATCTAGCTTGTAGAATGTGTGGTCCTAGTGACAGTGACAAGTGGTATGAAGATTGGGAAAAGTTAGTAGGACCAAAGTTCTTTGACAACGGCGGCGAAGAAATAACAATCGGCGATAACAGTGCGTTCAATTGGCATGAGAGTGAATACTTTTGGAAACAAATAGAAAAAAATATTAGTAATATCAAGCGTGTATACTTTGCAGGTGGGGAGCCTACACTGATACAAAAGCACTATACCTTTTTAGAAAAGTGTGTAGAAGTTGGACAATCTAGTAAGATGACTATTGAATACAATACAAACATCACAACATTGCCTAAACGCTTACTTGAACTATGGACACACTTCAAACGAGTAATTATTGGTGCTAGTATCGATGGATATGGCGATGTGTTAGAGTATCAGCGTTATCCAGTGAAGTGGGATAAAGTTTATAATAACATGTTGAAGATTGATAAACTGCCTGATAATGTTCGCTGCTGGTTTTCTTACACTGTAACCGCATTTAATGTACATCACACTGCAGATTTTATAAACTGGGTAGACGAACAGCAGTTCTCAAAACTAAATCGTGTCAAACATCATATGGCATACAATCCTCCTTACTTGAATGTACAAGTGTTACCAGATGAGTACAAAAAATATGTCACCGATAGACTAGATGTGGATGACCCAAATTGTAAAAGTATAAGTAAGTATATGAATTCCAAGTCATTGTATAAGTTACATTGGCATGAATTTGAAGGTATTACAACCAAATTAGACAAGATAAGAAATCAAGATATAACAATAACATTACCGGAACTAGGAAAATATGTCAAAAAAATCTGATACATTTTGTATCCTACCGTGGGTACATTTAAGCACAAGACCAGACGGCAGCATGCGAGTATGTTGCACTGCAAATGCAAGTAGCGTTGGCCCCACCAATGATAAAGCTCATGGCGGACAAGTTGGAATTCTTAAAACAGACGATGGTAAACCAAACAATCTAAATGTTAGTGACTTTGAAACTGCTTGGAATTCTAATTATATGAAGAATGTGAGACTGCAAATGCTTAATGGCGAAAAGCCGCCCAGTTGTTTAAAATGTTTCAAAGAAGAAGAAGCAGGTCATAATTCAAAACGAATGTGGGAAACTGCATATTGGAGTGAGAGGGTTGATGTAGAAAAAATCCTAAAAGAAACAAATGAAGATGGAAGTGTTCCGCCCAACCTAGCATATATTGATTTGCGTTTTGGTACTAAGTGTCAACTAGCATGTGTGATGTGTAGTCCACATGATAGTAGTGGTTGGATTAAAGATTACAAAAAGATTTTTCCTGATGTTAAAAATGAATCCCTTAAAGAAACAATGCAATGGAATAATAAAGGTAGTTCCAATGGTAGTAGTTACAATTGGCATAAGCAAAATCCAACTTTTTGGAAACAGTTTTATGAACAGATGCCTAGTATGCAACAAATCTATTTTGCTGGAGGCGAAAGTCTTATCATTGATGAACATTACGAAATACTTGAACACGCAATTAAAATGAATTATGCAAAAGACTTGGAACTGCGTTACAACAGTAACGGAGTTGAATGGCGCGATGATTTATTTGATCTATGGAAAGAATTTAAACTAGTACGTTTTCATTACAGCATAGATAGTATTAAAGAAATGAATGACTATATTCGTTATCCTAGTACTTGGGCACGACAAGAAGAAGTATTTCATATTTTAGATAATGAAACTAGTGATAATGTTGAAATAACTGTTGCTTGTGCAGTTCAAGCACTTAATATATATTATATTCCAGACTTTATTAAATGGAAAGTTCAACAAAAATTTCGTAAAATAAATATGTGGCCTTTTGGTGCTGGTATGATAAACTATCACTTTGTATATTGGCCTGCACATTTAAATGTAAAAGTATTACCAGCGTGGTTTAAAGCAGAATGTCGGCGTAAATATGAGGAATTTTATCCATGGATGGAAAAGAACTGGGAATTATGTATACCATCTTGGCATAAAGATAAAGTAGATTACGACACGTGGCGCAATAGCTCGTATGGTATGAAACGACTAGATGGCATGTTAAGCTTTATGGAAAGTGAAGACTGGAGTGTTAGACTTCCAGAGATGAAAGAATTTATTGGGCTATGTGATAGACAGCGAAACAATAGCTTCAGTGCTACGTTCCCAGAAATGAAAGATATATTTAATGGCCATAAATCCTAAACAGAAACAAAAAACAGACTGTAGAATCGAAAGAGAATAAAATGGGACTATGTAGTATTGACGATAAAACTGAAAAGCAGTTGATGGTTATTTGGGATCTAGGTCGTAGATGTACATTTGCTTGTTCTTATTGCCCACCACACAGAAAAAATAGCTGGAGTACTCTAGCAAGTTTTGATGAACTTGTAAAGACTGCAGATAGTTTAGAGCGTTACAGTGAGATTTATAATTCAAAAAGAAACGAACGATTTAGAGTAGCAGCAAGTTTCACAGGCGGTGAACCAACTGTAAATCCAGAGTTCTTTAGATTTCTAGAATACTTACAAGAAAAGTATCCTCATTGGAAACGTACACTAACTACAAACGGATTTTACAGTAAGCGTAGACTTGAAATAGTTATGAAGAACACCGACTTTACAACAGTAAGTTATCATTGTGAGGGCACTGAAGCACAAAAGAAACAAGTTAGAGAAAACTTACAAACAATGCATGACGCTGGATATGGATTCAAGATCAATATTATGTTTCATGAGAATTCTGATTACTTCAATGAGTGTGTTTATATTGCACAGTGGTGTGACGATAGAGGTGTACAGTATACTCCACGTGTTATTGGTGATCAGGGCGATATCAACTCGGGAATAAAGAACAAGACCGTACACACTTACACTAAAACTCAAATGGATTGGTTCAAGGATTACTGGAAAGCAAAGCAAAACAAAGAGCCTAAGCCTGCTTATTATGCTAGTAATCCGCCTAAGCCTGTTGTTACATCAGATGACACAAAAGATGTGATTAGTAATCAACCAGAACCAAACGTAGAGTCAAACAAAGAGTCAAATAAAGAGCCTAAGCCTGTTGTTACATCGAATGACACAAAAGATGTGATTGACACAAAAGATGTGATTAGTAATCAACCAGAACCAAAAAAAGAAGTAGGACAAAAAATTGGGCGACCGTGTTGTGGTGGCAGACAGTTAGACCTAAGTTTTGACGATGGATCAGTAAGCGAAGGCTCATTTGTAACAAACAACAACTTTCAAAATTGGAGTTGTATGGTAAACTGGTACTTCCTGTATATACACCAAGAAGTAGATAGAATTTATCATCATCAAACATGTCAAGTAAATCTTGACGGTGAAATTGGAAGTATATGTAAAGTAAGTACCTTTGACGAATACTGCGATACACTAGAAGCACAGTTTAATACTGGGCGCATACCATTTATTAGATGTCCTAAAACACACTGTGGTTGCGGATTGTGTGTACCAAAGGCAAGAGTTGATAAAGTTGCAACATCGTTGTTCAACTACCATGCTCCGGGTATTATACCAGAGCAAATGGAAATGAAAGATGTGGGCGGAGCTAAAGGTTCACTGAAAGCAGAAGTATATAAGTTTGATGAATCAAACGGAGATTTAGAAAGGGAAGATTGGGGATGATACTACATAGTGATGATGGAACACAAAGTATAAACTTTGATATTGATGAAAAATATAATAAAATTTTAGTAAACTGCAGCGGTGGTGCTGACAGTGCAATATTACTTTACATGGTTGTTGATTACTTAATGAAGAACAATCGAACAGATGCTACCGTAAGTGTATCAACATGTGCTAACGATTTTAAGCATCGTTGGAATGCTCGTAAAGCAGCGGATGTCATAAATTGGACAATTGCTAATACAGGCTTTGCTAATTTTGATATGCACTATACATATTATAGAGATAAACAAGATACAGCGTATTTTCATGAAGTTGAATATCGCTTGTTTCGAGAAGGTAGAACAAATTTAATAATTAGTGGTATTACTAATAATCCTGTAGTTGAAGCTAGTGTGCTTGACATTAATGGCACTGCGGTTGATTTGGTAGCTACTGGACTACCAAATAGAAACGTAGGAGAAGATGCAAAAGCCCTAAATATAAGAGAAGATCTAGAATGGGCATGGTACACACCATTCCACAAAGTGGATAAAAGATTTGTAGCATCAATGTACAATCAATATAATGTTATGCCATTATTTGATCTTACACGTAGTTGCGAAGTAATACCAATCGGTGATTACAATCCAGAATTTGAAAAAACGCCATGCGGTGAATGTTGGTGGTGTCTGGAACGTAAGTGGGCATTTGGTAGATGGTAGATAACACTTGATTTATTGATATAAGGATTAGTAATGAGAATTGTAGCATTTGGATGCAGTATAACATACGGACAAAGTATGGAAGACAATCATCCTGAAAACATTGTTCCAAGTCAATATGCTTGGCCGCAAGTATTGGCGAACATTGCTGGTGCTGAAGCAATCAACAAAGGGCAAATGGGAGCAGGGTGCAAAGAAATTATAAATATAATTCTTGATTTTGAATTCAAGCCAAGCGATGTGGTTGTAATAGCTTGGTCATATCCGGAACGTTGGTCTATCATACGAGAAGATAATAATGTAAACCGAATTGGTCCATGGATGTGGCAAAACTATAAAAAGCCTTTGTTTGGTGAAATAACAGAGACCGCTAATATGTACTATGAATATATATGGGATGAGTACGATAGCTTCTTAGATCAAAGAAGAAACATAAAATTTGCTAAATTATATCTTGACAGCATTGGAATAAAAAGTTATCATACAACTGTAATAGATGAGAAATATCAAAATAAAAAATGGTTTGATATTTCGCTACTTGACATAGGTATAAGAAATTATATTAAAAGTAATACAAGAGCATTAGACGGATTACATCCAGGACAAGATGCACATTATAAAATAGCAAATGCGTTTTGGAATAAAACAAACGGACTAACAATATGACAGAAATTTTAGGTGAATAACTTTAAAAAAGAGTTTGACAAACTACAAAATGAATGATATAATATATTATGAATGAAGATTTAAAATGGTCTAATTATGACTTTACAAAAATACCCTTTGACGATATTGTTGGTGTTGGGCAGCGTACTTTGCTGTATCGTGACCTATTTACTGTTAGTTGGTTACTAGGCAGATTCTGCAACTACAAATGCTCCTACTGTTGGCCTTATGCCCGCAGTGACCGTAAAGACCATCGTCCTACGGAACTATGTTTACGGACAATAGATGAAATAAAGAGGCAAGCACGTGAAAATGGATTTAATAGTTTTCACTTCTCGTTATCTGGCGGCGAACCTACTTTCCATCCTGGCTATTTAGATATTCTGGGTCATCTTGCAGATGATGTATCAAATACTAACTACACTAGTGTTCATATGACAACTAATATGTCACGTAATGTTAAATGGCATGAGGATTATGTAGAGCGGGTTAAACCATTTCATCGTGCAAGTATCACTGCTAGTTTACATACTGAGCATCTTAATACAAGAGATAAGATGCAAGAGTTTGCAGATAAACTTATATTGTGTCAAGAAAATGATGTACAAATTACAGTGAACATGGTTATGGTCCCAGACTGGTTTGAACGTGATTGGGATAATGCATTATTTTTTCATGAACAAGGTATTAATGTAACATTGAAGCCACAATCTGATCCCACTGCAAGCCGTGTAGTTGATGGGTATACAGAAGAACAAATGAAAAGATTGTGGAATGGTATGCCACAACTTGCGTATACTGAGGTAAAACGTAAATGGAATGATAGACCAAAACCCAACTTTCAAGTTCCAGAGTATGCAATTGGTCAAAATGATAAAAGTGTACCTTGGCATATGCAAGTAGAGTTTACAGACTCAAAAGGCAAGAAATGGTATATGGATCAGGCAGAGCGTTTTAATGCATTTAACTTTAATAACTTCGAAGGTTGGAGTTGTAACAGTGGCTATCAGGGCATCATAATACGTGAACCAGACGGTAGTATAAAACGTAGTTATAGTTGTGCAGACCAGCCATTGGGATATATCGAAAGTGGATTTAAACTATTTGACAAACCAATGCCATGTATAAGTAAGAGTTGTGTTAGTAGTGCAGATTCAAAAATACCAAAACGTAAGATATAAAAAAAGCACCGTAAGGTGCTTTTCTTTTTAAACTGCCATTGGTGCTCGAATAGTTTCACCTGGATCATATCCTACTACTTCAAAATCATCCATTTTAAAATCAAATATTGAATTTACATCACGTTTTATTACTAACTTAGGAAAGGCTCTTGTATGGCGCTGTAGTTGCTCCTCAACCGCCTCTATATGATTATTATATATATGACCATCACCTATAATGTGAATAAATTCGCCTACATCGTATTTACAAACGTGTGCAAGCATATATGTTAATAATGAATAACTTGCAATATTAAATGGAACTCCCAAGAATAAGTCTGCGCTACGTTGATATAAACTGCAACTTAACTTCCCATCATTACTTACATAGAACTGCGACATAACATGACAGGGCGGTAATGCCATTTCATTTAATGCTCCAACATTCCAAGAATTTAAAATATGCCTACGTGATTGTGGGTTATTTTTTAATCCTTGTACTAACTGTTGGATTTGATCGACGCCATTGAAGTTTCTCCATTGTACTCCATATACTGGTCCTAAATCTTTATTAGTATCACTATTATAATGTCCCAATGCAACACCTTGATTGTCAGCATTGGCAGTCCATATAGTAGTTTTGCCTATTAGTTCTGTTCTAGGTTTGCCATAATGAATTTCTGCAAGTCTCCGTTCATTTTGTGATCCTTCAAGAAACCAAAGTAATTCACTTAATACTGATTTAAATGGCACACGTTTTGTAGTTAGTAGTGGAAAACTGTTACTGAGATTGTAGCGGCTTGTATTCAAGAATGTAGATAGCGTGCCTACCCCAGTACGTTCATTGTTTTTCGGTTCACCATTCTTCAATACTGTGTGTAGTAAATCTAGGTATTCATCTTCTTCATAGTTTGCCATTTACTTTTCTTCATCCTTATAGCTTTGAAAATGTTGTTTTAAAATTTCTTTTACACTTTTTACTACGCTTTCACGTAAGTTTGGGATATCAAGTAATATTTCAACATCATCAATTGCTTCGAAGTTCTTTGCCATGTCTGCCCAACTAAACTCACCACTTAGTGGCAATGGGGCCAATAGGTCATCACCATTTAGTGTGACTTCGTGACCATTTTTCATTATGACTTTGATACCTGTAATGAATGAAGATGGAATACTAATTGGAACAACTTCCTCCATTATTCTATCAAATTCACCTTCTCTATCAAATTCCATATATTTTCCTAACTTAGATGCCCACGTTCTTTCATTACTTCTATATGTTCAAGCGATGCCAAAATAACTGCAGCCGCTTTTACTAATTCCCTTTCAAAATCTTTAGAATTTGGGGGAGTAAGCATAGTTGCACGTTTAGTTTCCTGTGCCAAATAATATGATGTTATTGCAATCCAATCATTTGGAGAGTTTTTTGCATCATATTCACTGCCCGCCAAATCATATTGGCGAACACGTTCTTGCTCAATTCTACTTAGAATGCTACTACGCTTACTATTAACAGACATTATGTTACAGACTTCCTTGGACGTCCGCGCTTCTTAGGAACATCTGGAATTGTAGATGTATCTACTGGCGCTTTCGCCTTAGGCTTGGCTGCTTTTTTTGTTTTCGGCATTAAGCTAGCATCATACTTATATGCCTCCTGTCTCTTTGCTTCTGCTTCTGCAGCCAACAAGTTTGCTTGTACCAAAAGATTCCACGCAATTTGTTTATTTTCATCATCTTTGGATAATTTAACATTTGAATCAATTCTTGATTCTTGTGGTTCTACAGTTTCGACTGATTCTTGTTCTGTAGAATTCATTGCATCATTGATTTCGTTTAATGGTACATTTGTCTGTGTATTTGGAGTCATAATAATCTGATCTGTTGGAATCTTTGAAAGATGCCCTTCAGAATGAAGTGTATCTAGCATGACCTTGCCGTGCCAAAATACTTTTCGTGAAAGTACTTCATATAGATTATTAGTTGTTTGGCCTTCATTTGACTCAATTGCTTCCATATATGAATCGTGATAACGGTCAGGCAATGTATCACTATACACTGCCAGAGCATTGTTTGGATCATCTGGAAGAGACATGAAAACAACACTTAGTCGTTGTCCTGTTCCCTTATGTCTACCAACGTGTTTTATAAAGGGTGCAGTTGCCATGATTGTTAACCTGCTGCCTCAGGCGTTTCAGTCTCACCTGTTGCTTCCGCTGCTGCAGCACTTTGTGCTTGTACATGGTCTACGAATGCTTTAACACGATTTGCAGTATTGCCTACTGCGGATAGTTCACCTGCTTGAAATGCGCCGCGTTTTGATGCTAGATCAATAATAGCATATACATTAACAAGATCGTTAACTGTAACTGCTGGTACTTCTGCTTGTGCTTCTGTAGCAACTTCAGGTGCTTGAGTTTCTTCTGACATATTAAGTTTCTCCTATTTGTCAATTTATTATATATAATATGAATAAACTCTTATTCATACTACGATTATACTATATTAAGTGATTGTTGTCAAGTGTTTTTATGCAACCATATTAACATATTCATCTGGCCAATTTAAGTATTTTAACCAAATTTCATGCTTTATGTTTAATGTAAAATTTTTACTTCCATACATTTGATAGAAATTTGGTTTATCTGGCATAACTTTGGGAACAATATTTGAATTATTTCCTTTACTATGATTGCATTTTTTACACGCACTTACAATATTATGCCAATTAGTCCTACCGCCCTTACTTCTTGGTAAGATATGATCGAGTGTTAAATCTGCCTTGTTGAATGTATTGTAACAATACTGGCAAGTATATCTATCACGTATAAAGACATTTGCCCGACAGAAATTAATTGTGCCTGCTTGTGGCATGTATTCTCTCACACAAATAACACTTGGTACGCGCATACTGTGATTAACAGAATGCACAGTCCAATCATGCCATTCAAGAACATTTATCTTATCTAACCAGATAAGTTTTATGCTTTCTTGCCAAGATAAAGTAGATAATGGCGTCACACTTAGTGGCGCGCCATTAGCATTTAATAATAGTGTATCATTACTCATAATTATATTTATACTTGTATTTTATTATGATTCGTAATACGTATATTCGCCGAATGGTGGGACAATATGCTTTGACCCATGAATAACAAATAGAGTATCGCAATATGCTGAATTGCCCCAACTACCAAATGGAACACCATCAGTAAACATGATGAACTTGTCTGGTTCAATTTGATTTTCTTCCATAAAGTCCCAGTTACACGCAAAGTCAGTGCCACCGCAGCCAATAATTTCATACTCTTTTAATTCTTCTGAATTCATAGGCGTAAATTCTTTAAATGATTCAGCATACACTTGTGTATCGAAAGTCCATATTTTCAAACGAAAGTCTTGGAATTGTTGCATAATTCCATAAATTTCTCCCAAGAAGTCACGGATCATATCTTTAGATATAGAACCAGATACATCAATGCCTATTGCAGCATCTACCATAACTTCATTATCCATACCTGGTAGATAGATACCCATACTACGTGATTTGCGAGATTGCCGCATCCATGTGAAATCTGCTTTTTGTGAACTTTGAATACTTAGATTAATATATTCACGCCAATCCATTTTAGGTTCTGTCATATCTTTAATCATGCGCTTGATATCGCCGGGAAGATTGCCAGCACCAGATGCTTGAGCAGCCTGCAATACAGCCTGTTTCATCTGGTCTTTAATTTCTTTTGCTTCTTCTTTTGTGATTTTGATAGGAGCCTTACGACCTGTAGGATCATTTTCACCATTGCCACTACCTTCACCATCACCATCACCAAACATATGTTCATCAAGTGTATCAGTATCGCTAAAATCTTTACCGTCTTCCTGTTGTTGCAATAGGTCACGATAAATTTCTTCGGTATATGATTTATAATACTTACGATCATATAGTGCTTGCTTTGGCATTGTGCCAATCTTTGCTTCTACAGTTGCTTGATTAACTTTATAATCAGCAGCAATATTCCACAACTTTGCATCACGTTCATTATCTGCAAAGTCCATCAACCGACTGCCGATACCACAATGATCATATACACAATGAAATACCTCGTGCCCAACAATGAAGTCAATCTCTTCCGGTGTCATTGTACGGAAGAAATCTGAGTTATAATAGAAGTGCTTACCATCTACTGCTGCTGTTGGGCACCATTCTGCTTCTACTAGTTTTAAACGTGTAGCAAGTGTACCAAAGAAAGGATGTTTAATCAACAAGCGAACACGACCAGAGACAATCATTTCTTTAACTTCTTGATCAGTGTATTCAAATACTACCGGTTCTTCTGAATTTTCATCAACTTCAATGCCATTTTCTTTAAGCAAATCATCAAATACTGAATTGAAATCTTCTTCAGTAGTAATTTTTTCTGGTTCGATTCGCATATGATACACCTTTTCGTTTATTTCAATATTAATATAACATCTACTATTTGTATTGTCAAGAAAAAAGAGCGCCTAAGCGCCCTTTTTTATTAATTATTATGAGCATCAATAATTAGTTTTCCATATTTTTTGAAAAACTTTTCAATGCAAGGAACTTTGCGCGGCTCAAGTGGTAGTTTATAAACCTTAAGAGCGGTACGCCCACCAAGTACGGTCATTTCTGTTTCAAAATTATCCATCATAAAGTTAAAAAAGTTGTCAGCCATTTTATACAACTCGTCCATTTTGTCTTTGCCGTTACGGTCTAAGAAATCTTTTAGCTCGTAGCATAGTGATGCAGTTAGTGAGAACATTGCAGAAATTTCACGTGCCTCCGGTGATAGTGTAGTAACTGTACCATTCAGAATATCAGATGGATTGGGCAGTTTACCTGTTAGTGCACGGTGAGCCATAAACTTAGTAGCGATACCGTCACCTACTGTGCCAGCAATTAAATCGTGCAACCGATTAGTGCTTATTTCCTCACCAGGCTGTGGAAGCATTTGTGAAACAAACGACCATGAACGTGGGGTAGCAAATGCACGTGATGCAGTTCGTGGATCGAAGTTCATAAGATCCATCTTGTTTGCAGTAACATAGCCTACAACTTCTGCATCTATATTATTTTCAAGTGCCCAAGTCTGCCAATCTTCAAAATCAGTTGTCATTTCAAGGTGAACAAAACGGTTAGCAAGTGCACTAGGCATACGGTATGCAACCCCACGGTCACTTTCACGGTTGCCAGCAGCAACGATTAGAACATTATCAGGGAGACGATAGTTGCCGAGCCGACGGTTCAAGATCAATTGATAAGCGGCTGCCTGTACAGACTGCGGTGCTTGATTCATTTCATCAAGAAACAATGTGATACATTCAAACTGATCCGCAAGTTCTTGAGTAGGGAGATCGGCAGGCGGAAGCCATTCCATCAAGCCTGTTTCAATATTCGGTACTGGGATACCACGCAAGTCAGTGGGCTCCATGAGTGCAAGCCGCATATCAATCATATAACCTGAACGGTCTTGTGTGATTGAGTCGACAATCTCAGATTTGCCGATACCAGGAGGACCCCAAATGAAGACAGGACGCTTACGGTTCATTGCATAATTGACTTCTTCACGAATATCACTTGGGCGAACTAGGCGTACATCCATATCTGCTGCTGAAACTTGTGCCATTATGATTCTCTTTCTATGTTGATTACTACTATAGTATAGCGTAGTTGAATTGAACTGTCAAGAACTTTTTTAAGTCTGGAGAGGTGATACTGGAATTGCATTTTCTACTAGAAACGCACGATAACCTTCGTCCAAATCCATTAACTCGTTTTGCCATTCTTTCCATGTAACTGCTTCTAACGGAAACTCTTTGCAATATAGATCGTTTACCATATATTTTGCAGCAATAAATGCCATAGCATCTTGTGGACGTTCCACATCGTTCACAATATATTCATTGCCGCCCTTCATTTTCCAGTAAGCATTGCCATTCGAAAATTTGCCATCGGCTGAATGTGCACCATAATTTTCAAGAATTTGTGTTTTAACAACAAACATATCATATCCCTTTATTACTGTCTATACATTCTTTATATAGTGATTCGTTTAGAATGTCAAGAGGAATATTTATTATTGTGTGTATTTTTTATTTTCGATCCATAAATCGAAATCGCTATCAAGTAATAAAAACTCTGCCGCCAATGATTCTTCGAAAACTATAAGTTTTCCATGACGCAGATAATATGGTGTGATCATATACCTATCTAATTGTATTATTTGTGTTCCGGTTTCTATCTTGGATGCAGTTTTTAATCTGATAGTATATGTATCGAAATTTTTAGACATTATATCTTTGCCCATTGTTGTTAATCTAAAATTAATATGGTCTCTTTTTGAGCTAATAAAAAGGTCATTGGTTTTATATTCTTTGCGCCCAGCACATTTACCTTTAGTATTTGCATTGATATACTTTATTAGTTCAGTTTTAGTCATTTTAATTTTAAGTTACTTGGGTGATAACTTTTGTCCTTTATCTAGTAAATAAACTTCGAAATCATCGCATTTAAATAAATCATTTAATTTTTCTGCTAAATTGTAAGCGTGTCCTGGATTTGAGAATGAACACTTTTTATATTTAGGACCAGGAAAGTTAATTAAACTATTAAGTGAACGTAAGTTTATTGCTTCGCCTTTATAAAATACAGCATATATTGCAGTCGCTTTTAACACTTGTTCACTTCTATATGTTTTAGAGTCTGTATACTCTAATATTATTGTTGGTTTAGGTCTTGCCATGATATTTTATTCCTTACTTGTTAAACATATTTATCTAAATTTAACTATTATATACTGATATAACGTAAAAAAAGCGCCTTAAAAGACGCTTTTTAATGTGATATATTGACACTACTATTAGGACGTAGCGTTATTATCTGCTTCATCAAGAACTTTATTAAACTCTCTTAATCGTTTAATTACAGATTGGAAATCAACAATCGTTGTCCATCTATCGATAAAGAATGTTAGTGCACCTTCTACTCTGCCAAATGCATTTAGCACCTGAATAAGAACACCAAATGTAATCAACTGTGCAAAATAACTTGGTGCTAATATTACAATAGCAACATTACCTGCTAGTAATGAAAATCCAGTTTGCCATATACCAAAGCCCATATAGTAGTTGAATAGGCGATAGTAGTTACGTTTGATTGATGCAAACATTGGGAACAAGTCTTCTGATAACCGTTCTTTAAAATCATCTTCACTATGAACAAGTTTTTTACGAAACTTTGCTTCTACTACTTGGTTTTTATATTCCAAACCTGGAAGTTTAATACCTAGCAAGAATGATAATAGTGTTCCACCTATACTCATTATAAGTGCAGCCCAAACTAGAAAGCCAGGAATAATTTGACCATTCCAAACTGGTAGACCTTCACTTAATGTCCATAATACAGGTAAGAATGCAGCAAGAATGAAAATCTTATTGACAAAACCAGTGAATAGTGATTGTAGGGTTTTACCAAAGATCATTAGATCCTCTTGAATACGCTGTGAACCACCTTCAATCTTTGCTGTGGAAGATTCCCACCGCTTTAGATAGTAGTGTGTATTTGCTTCTCTCCAACGAAATGTAAATCGTTGTGTTTGCCATGTAGCATATGTTGCCATTGGTACATAGATAAGAAGTATTTCTAAGAAACTGGGAACAGTGGTTGTTTCGTCCATACTGAACGTGATAAACTCCCATAGTCTAACTGGATTGAAACTCCAGAATAGTTCCCAAAATCTTGCCTCTTGTAGTGTTTGTATAGCGTCATAAAACTCACGGTTCCATGCGTTATAATAAACTAGAATTTGAACGTTGTACCATCCAATGAATAATAGCCAAGCCAGCATTAGCCAAGCATATAGAAATTGTGATGGAGTCCAAAAGAAACTCTTTAGCATTTTGTAGTCCTCCTATTTGGCAACCTTATCCTTATACTGGATTAAGTGTTGCAGTAGTCAAACCCCAAAAATTTACATAATTTGTTGCCAAAGAAACTAGTCCTGGTTTCGCTTTGAAGTCAGTTGGTTTCAACCAATACATAGTTTGATTTGGGATTTGTATAAACAATTTACGAACCTCTGGATCATCAACACCAAGTTCTTCTAATAATCCCAAGAGATTACTAGCAGTGCGGTATGCTCCAGATTCTGCTTGTCTAGCAGGCATTCTATTAATAAATTGTTCTGGTGTGCCTGGCCCGTGAATACCGAACCAAACATCACCAATAAGATATCTTCTATCACCGCCTAAGAACATAAGACCACACGCACTTGCACACACTGTTTTGTTTTTTAGGTGATCGATATCTAAATCATCTCCAACTTTGCCAGGAGAGTATATAATCTTACCGTTTGCATTCATTACTGGTGTATCACGCACAACTGTTACAACATTTCTTAACTTAAAGTGTGCTGCAATACAAGATCCTTCTGCTAGATTGCCACCTGGGCTTTCTAGAATAACAGTAAAGTCCATTGGCATATTGGGGACGATACGGTCACAGTCTCCATCACCAACACTACCAGTTAATGTATATAAGAAATCATCTACCTTAACAAAATCTAAATGTTTTTCAACTTCAGATTTTAACTTTTCTGCTTTTGTAGATGCATCATTTAGTCTTTTAAATTCTGCAATATATGAATTGACATAGTTTTTTAAATGAAAGCCACTAAGTAATATAACTGCGACAATTAGTAATAGGTATATAGGTTTTGCCACCAGTTTTCTAAGTTGTTTGTATACCCATGTTGATTTTATTGTTTCAATTATTATCTGCCGTGCTTTACTTAAATATGTCATACACTATTTTCCTTATTGGTATTATAGTATATTTATCTTATTACCATCCACCTTTATTTTCAGGTAGTTTAGGTGCTACCGGCGCAGATGAGTTTCCGCTTTGCTGCTGATTAAATAATTCCATTTGTCTTTGGAATTCTTCCTTTGTGATACACTCTGCTGTCTTATACATTTTGTATTCTAGATCCATAGTGAATCCTGCTGGTGGTGTTACTACATATTGTATATATTCTTGACATCTATCCATACTTGGAAATGGCATAAATTGATATAGTGGTTGTCCCAGTGGGACTTGAAATATAGAAACTACAAAGTGTCCTATAATCATAACTGCATTGAAATCAGGCATTAAATTTTCCTCCGTCGAATGTTACTGTTTCTGGTGTTTTATTTGTATCTTTTAGTTCTATAAGAAGTAAAGATAATTCCGTTTGTAGTTTAATAGCATCTTCCATACTTATACGAACAAATGGATCTTTTCTAACTGCAGATTTATTAACTGCCATTAGAAAACTTTTTATTTGTTTGTAATCGTTCATTTGTTAATCCTAGCAATTTCTGCTTCTAGTTGTGTCTTTGTTTTAAATGGTCCGATATATTCATATGTATCTAGCGTGTCACGTTTTACACAATATGCATTCCTCCAAACACCGGTAAAATGTAAACCATAATATCCTGCTGCGTATATCACTTTTGATTTTTCGGTTTTTGTGTAGATTGGAATATTTTTTTCATCTAAACCTTTATTAAATGCAATATGTTTAGATGGGTAACTTTCGACTTCATCTATATCTTTTCCATATTCAACACTTATATTTTTCTTAACTTGCTTAGATTCAAGAATTTTACTTCCGTACTTTGAAGTTAGAGCATCTAACGGTAGAGTCTCAATATCTATAGCATCCTGCATGATTACTTCAAAGTCTGAAGATTCAGTCCTACGAATGAGACCAAGTTTTATCCCAGCATCTTCTACAATCCAGAACTTATCTTTTACTATTTCAACCGTATACATTTTTTAATATTTCGTAAGTTTCTTCCCATCCAGATACTTTATGGGTTCTACCTACACCTTTTTTCTTAATTGCTTGTGCTAGTGTATAATCATTACCGCCATCAAAGATAGCATCGCCGAAAAATATAATTGTATCAGATTTTGTAAAATCTTTAAGTATTTGACTTTTATCAGAACCAGTAGGAGCAATATCAATTCCAGTTTCCCCTCCTACAGTTGCAGTCACGCCCTTGAATTCATCATCATTATAATTGATATACAATGCCATGTTTTCACGTTCATTATATTCTTTATCCCACTTTACATATTCAGCACGTTGTTCAGTACTGGCACCCCGCCCCACAACTGAGAAGTTAACCATACCCGGACGTTCTTCAATATGAGTACCTGTTAGGTGCGGAAACTTTGTATTGTCTAACCAGTATCTTAATGTTTGATGTGCAGGGACTGAAATATTCCATGAATTATTACGCACATTAACGCCCTTTTCCCACACTGAGTTACCATTACAGTTGTATGAACGTTTCACAGAATTAAATAGACCATTTCCTATTTGCTCAATAGTCTTTGGCGCGTCACTTCCTGTTGCAAGATATACATTATTTGATTTACAGAACTTTAACATGAAACGCAAGAAAGAGGCATTAATTGCCCCTCTACTTGGTGTTAGTGTTCCATCCACATCAAAAATATATTTAAGCATGTGGGTATGCTTTGTTAAGAATTGCAGCCATTTCATCTGGTGCTTTCGCTAGATTTTGTAAGTCCCATTCACCACACCAACGTAAGAAGTTAATCCCTACGCCCGCTTTTGTCTTGGGTACACTACGTTCAGCAATAGTTTCAATGAACTTTACTTTGAGATCATGCGGTTGTGCAGTAAGATCGATCAATTTTTTATTACGTTCATACATATCACGCACTGTGTGTTCTTCGCCATTATGGTCAGTCCACCGTTGTAACATAAAGTTATTCCAATTAAAACCTCCAGTATCACGGTCTTCATATGCTTCAATCATACCAACTTTATTCTTAGTCCCTTTCTTTCTGCAACCAGGATATGCACTAAAGATATTATCACTTGTGTCACCGCGGATACATTTCTCAAATAGTAACCATTCAGGATCAGGTGCGGGCATCACTTCTTTAGTCTTCTTATCTTTGATAGGAGTACGTTTTTTATCATCCTTAAAAAACCCATTGGGAGTAATGATACGATTTTGTACTCCATCATAGATAGTTACATTATCACAAATCAACTGTTGATAATCACTATCACTACTAATAATAACGTGATGGTCATTGGGATGTGATTCGATGAATAAAGCAATCATATCATCTGCTTCTGCTTCTGGGTTCTGTAATAAAGTACAATTAGTACGTTCATCTAGGAACTTAATCATACTATCGTATGCACCAAACATAATAGCGTCTTCTTCTTGCTCACGCTCACTCTTTGCTTGTTGTGCAACTTTGCGCTGTGCCTTATACGGTGTATAAAAGTCTTTACGCCAACTACGCCCTTCTAAACAAAATACTGCATGGTCTGCGTTAAACATATTATAACACATCTTTACACTTGACATCATAATGTGAAATGACATACCAATTTTTGTATCGATGTCAGCGCCACGATGGGTTACATGTTTTGCACGATGATACATATTAAGACTGTCAACTAGAATGAAAGTAGCCATTATTACCTCTGTTTTTAAATTATGATTCTATCATAGATGATTTAAATACTAATGTCAAGAGTATTCTGCATTACCATCATCAGTTTTTAATTTTTGAATGATTAAGCCTTCTTTGCTAGAAGAATCGACACTTTTTGTGATACCTTCACTATCTTCAAGTCCTTCCATTACAATATTTTGACATAAATCATTAAACCAATTATCTACAATTTCATCTGGTTCTACACCCTCATAACCGCTGTTAGCAAGATATTCAACAAAGTGTTCATTGAAATCTAGTTCAAAGTATCCCGCGCTTGGTGATGTTGGATCCATTTCTAAACTTACCACACGTATATATGGCTCTTCATTTAATGTTGCAGTAGACTTATCAAATTCATCCGATGAAATTTCTTTATGCTTTAGTTTATAATCTAATAGTTTTCTTGCTTTTGTATCACTATCTGAAACTTTTTCAATGATATATTTTTCTTTACTTTTTGAATCCATAAGCATTGTTATGAACCAGTCTTTAACTTTACTCATAATATTAATACTCCACTTTTTGTTGTAGATATTGTATTTCAACTAGTTTTGCATTTTGGTCATCATTAAATCCATCGTTCAATTTATATGACACTCCTTGTTTATACAATTTGACATTTAGTTTATTCATATTGCTTACCAAAGTGTTTAGTTCTTTAACCATTACTTCTACTTTTGGGTCTTTCATAATTTTTTCCTAATATTCTCAAGTTGTTCCTCTGATGTAATACCACGATTATATTTTGTAACCTCGTCAAGTCCCCCAGGCATTTCCGAATAAAGATATGTGGAGTCTTGGTGTAAACCTCCATCCTTGCGCCATACAGAGTTCCGCCACTTCCTGTACGTTAAGGGAATATTCTTCACTGCGTCCCCCCATCGGCATAAGATATACTGGACATTCCAACCCGGCATCCCTGTATTGCTGAACAGCCCTAGTAACTTCATCAACGTCGTTTCTATCAGAAACAACAAACTTAAGGTAAACGTCACTAGCATCCAAAATATTATACTCATAAGCAATATTAGGCTTAATAGCATCATCCCAAGACTCGCCCGAAACGGATAGTTTTGGTGAGCAACTAAAAGTGACTTTAAGGTTGTCATTGTTGTTGAAATAATCGAAGAGTTCATCATAAAGATGCTGCGTAGTGTTGGTTTCGAATGTGACATTTTTTAGATCCTGCATACGTGGGTGTTGAAATAATTCAACATATAATTTTTGCCAAGCAAGTAACGGTTCGCCACCTGTTAGAATTAGATGAATATCTTGACCATTATCTTGTGTCCATTTTCCTTCTGGCGTTAGAGACAATAGATGTTCTACTACTTCATCAATCGTTCTATCAAACACAAGGTGTTTGAATTCTGGATAGATGCTTGCATACGTATCACATCCAGTATGTATGATAGGCAAGTCTTCAAACTTTTCTACCTTTTCATGTACACCATCTTTGATAAGTTGTTCAACTTCTGGATTATACCGAGTTTTTTCTCTGTCTTTATTTAGTCCAAAGTTTTGGCAGCGAAAGTTACAACCAAAAGTACGTAGAAATACACTAGGCACTCCTACATACTTGCCTTCTCCTTGTACGCTATAAAACGCTTCTGAATATCTTAGTTTCATTAGCAGCTAAACTCCTGTTGTAGTTTAATGTTATCCATAAATTCTTGTTTAACGTGTGGATTATTAAAGAATGATCCTTTAAGTACTGTAGTTTGTGTAAGAGAACTATGTGCCATGATGCCACGATTTTCACAGCAGCCGTGTGTTGCTTGGATGTACACACCTACGTCTGTAGAGCCTGTCGCATTACGAATTTCACGATTTATGTCCATTGCAAGTTCCTCTTGTAATGTGCCTCTTCGTGCGCACCATTGTGCAATGCGTGTGTATTTACTGAGTCCAATTAACGTATCCGCCGCAATAATACCAATATATGCAATGCCTTTAACAGGTTGATGGTGATGTGAACATACACTTGTTAGTTCACTACGAATTACAAGCATACCTTCATAACGCTCATTTGTAATGTTATCAGGTTCATTTGGGAATGCTGTCGCAGGCGGTGGGGGATTATAACGCCCTGACATGAGTTCGTTTACATACATCTTTGCCAAACGTCTACCAGTATCCATTGAGTTAGGATCTGTTTTTCTATCTATAAGTAGTGTATCTAATACGCTCTCAAACTTATCAGTGAGTTCATCTATTAGATCAGATTTATCATTTTCTTCTAGTACTGATGCGATGTTATCCCCAGCCCAGTAACGAATGCCCGCCTCTTCTAATCGTGCTTTAATAATTTCGGAAGTCTTTGCCATATACTATGTTCCTTTCTATGTAATCAAACTATTTGTATATTTTATATTACTACATATACGTCATAGTGTCAAGTATTATTATTTAGGTAATCTACTATATCATTACCTGAATAAAAACTTTTAACTCTATTAATTTCTTCTTGCAGCATAGGTTGAATATCAGCATTCTTATTCATTTGAGTATGGATATATGCTTTAATATTTTCTATGTTCTTTTTTGTTGAATCTAACGAAGTAGTCCATTCACTGGGATACTTGAATTGTTCACTCCACATTTCGCTGTATGATAATCTATCAGGTACCATTGGTACACTTCCAACTACAATTCCTTCATACATTGATATACCCAATGTTTCTTGTAAGTTAGCACTGAATATCATCTTTGATTTACTTAATAAATCGTGGTAGTCTGGTTTGGACAATTCAAGTTCTTGACATTTGATGAACTTATATTCGGGCATTTGTTCAGCAATATAATCAAAAACTTCTGGCTGTTTCTCAGGTGCGATACGATGTGGAAATAGTATTATGTCCTCTTTCGCTTTATTATTTTTATATGCACCAAGATCAGTTTCGATATACTCCATCGGCCAACCCACTTGTCTAATTGAGTGAAGGAGTTGCCTGTCGATGTCACGATCATTATCCCAAAACGTATTTGTAAAGAGATCAATATGAAAGCGAGTAGCAAAGAAGTTATCATTGTAACAATCATACATTGACATCTCTGCTTTTCGAACCCATGAGGCATCACCAATTAAGCGACCTAGAAAATCTTGGGGATCATAACTACCAGCATGCCATAATCCACCTATACGGATTTTTATCCCAAGCAATTCTGCCATATATTTCAACTGGATGACAGTGGGATTCCACGCATCAGTATAGAGAAAGTAATCACCATCATTGATTTTACCATCACAGAACATTTTCGCTATTTGTTCTAACTGTGCGCTCTTATAGATATTTGTACCTCCAAAGTTAAGAAATGCGCCCGGTGTAGTGGCTGCTGGGATATCAGTTGGACCTTCAATCACAGTAACATCAATGCCGTTGCTTCGTAACAATGTGGGGAGATGCGTTTTCCACTGCTTAGTATAGCGAGATTCAACACTCTCCAAGTCTATAAGATATAACATTCGTTTTGCCCTTTTAATGAATGTGTAGATATTCTAGTACTAGTTATTAGTATCCAAACCAGATACCACTATCCATTACCATATCTGGTAATGAAATTCTTTTAGATATTATATTCAATCAACGCTCCGTTTTCCCCATCTTCAGAGATTTCAATTTTGATATTTCTACCTGGGTATTTTTCGGAGATATTGTCAAATAAATCATCCGACATCATTTCACAGGATTTGTAATCTAGTGAAAGTACTTCTAGGCTATATAGTCTTTCTAGCCAACGTTTGAATTGGATAAATTCAATATCTCTATCGTTATGAGTTACTTTTATTGCTACTCGGAAATGAAATATATGACGATGCGGCACACCTAAGAATGATACATCATCCCAATCACCAGTCGCAAGTTCAGGATCGTCTGCTGCTGCTGGATAGCAATGAATGCCTTCTTTTTGAAAAGTAACCCAAATCCAACGATCTGCGTTTGCTTTCTGATTTTCTCGCTGTTCTGTCATATTTGCATTCCTTGTTTCTGTTAACATATGATTATAGTAACTGCCCATTCGTTTCTAGCTCTTTTTCCATTTCTAAAATTGATTGTTTCAATCTTAATTTTTGCATTTTAAGTTCACCAACATCTAGTCTAAGATTATAATCTTTTTGTATCCTAATGTCAAGCGCCCTATGTTCAGTTTTTAGTTGTTCTAGTCTTGCCAATTTTTTATCAGTTTTCATTTTTCATCCTTTTTATTATCCAAATAAAGCATCAACACTTTCTGGATGTTCGTATTCTTTTTTCTTTCCTTTTACGGCTTCTACGTATTCTTCTGTTTTGACCCCTGCTTCTTCAAAATCCATAAAGTCTGGAGTAGTTGCAATATTTTGAACACGTGACCCTTCACACTTACGAAGGAATGCTTTATAATTAGTAAGCATATTCATTGGATCTTTTGTATTAGGATCAAACAAAACTTCAACAAACTTTGCAAAATATAAAACTCTATCTGGAACTACGTCTGATAGTGTATTTGTTTTCCCCAAATTCATTGTGTTAATGTCAATCTTGTCTCTTAGCATCTCATACTCATGATCGAACCTACGGATTGCATCTTGCATCCCACGTATATGATATTCAGCATTATGTGCTTGAATAAGAATATATGAAAGGCTATCCCAACTTGATTTTGCTTCTTTTTTATTACGATTCAGCATTCCAGGTTGCATGTAATTGATATCTCTCATATTCAATCTAGAACCAATTTCTCCTTCATATAACCACGGTTGATTATCATCAGTGATATCCTGTCGCCAGTTTAACTTTTTAGTTTTATAACTCCACGCATTAGAATTCAAGTCAGGGTAGTCATATGCTAATCCTTTTGCTGCTGTTATATAAGGAGATGCAGCATCAAATGATATGGTTAGATTTGGATTAACGTGTTTTCTTAGTTGTCGTTGTATTGCTGTTAACATTGAACCCCACGGAAGAACACTTATACCAAGAGTATGGATCCAAACATCTGATTGGTCTGCTTGTCCAAGAAGCCCATCATCGCGCAAACGAATTAGTCTACGCAATAGTAGTTCTGCATCGCCTGCATGGTCTCCAGCCATAGCATAGCCCTCAAATGCTCTATCTCCGTATACTGATTTGTCATTGAAATGTTTAACTTGTTGATACCACTTTTCACTAGTGTCCCAACTACTTCCGTGCAACGTATTCAGAAATTTTGTCTTTCCGGGAATTCTGTTATTAATAAAGTATTCATGGTTGAAGATAGTTTTCTCTACACATTCGTCCCAGTTTTTAATACCATTTTTTTCACGATATTGCGGGAGACAACTCCATCCTGGAACATCAAGTGTCATTGAATAATCACAATATTCTTCTAGCCAACGCATAATACCGTGTCTTGTATCAGCCCAATCACCCTCTTTGTCGTAGAAGGTAGTCCAATCAAGTTTCCAAGCACCTGTGCCAATTTGATACCCACCAGAATCCCCTACCAGAACTGTTGTCTCACGGTCTCGATTAACAACCATACCATCTTTGATTTTAGATTTCTCCAAATCTAATTCAGCATGTCCAGCAGAATAAAGACCATGCGAGTAATACACATAGCCTTTATCTTTATCAAAAATATTTAATCCTTCTAGTCCATTCTCGAATCCTTGTGGAATACGTTCAGGAGGAAACATGTCGGTCGTTTCACAATAATGTTGTGAAATTTTACGAACATAAAAGTTAGAGATAGCAGGTAAGAAAACGGCATACCCACTACTAATATTGTTTTTTCCTAAATCTTTGACCATTTTTATTAATTGCCTGATTTTGCTGGTAAGATATATTCGTATAGTCCCATACCGGAATCTACGTGAATTGCCATCGCGCCTTGATCTGAAATTTTAATACTCATAGACGAAGTATCGCCTAATTTTAAAATTGTTAGAACTGTTGAGAGTGGAAAACTCCAGCCTGTGCTGAGTGTTCCATCTACATTTGAGGCAAATTTCAAACTTAATTTATCTGTTGATGCATCACCGATATGAAACATCAAGTCATTGCCTTCAGTTTTAACAGTAAACAGTGGGTCATATGAACCTAGAATACCTGCAAATGTTTGCAAATCTTTAACTGCTTTGGATGATGGCATTACCTCAACATCCCATTTCGCACCTTTAAAATTTGCTGTTTTGATTTGGGCATCAACCATTTCACTTACAATAACACGGTAAGTTGAATCAAATACCCCTTTCATTGAAAAGGCAAGTTCCGATGGTACAACTTCTCCATTGCGTTCTGCAGTTCCTACTGTAATATCAGCACCAATACGATCACCATTTTCATTTTGGTTCTCATACGATAGATAACCATTAAGAACGCCCAAACGCCCCATACCAAACTTACCATTAAATTCGTCTACACGTTTATGCATTTTGGCACGGAGAACAACTGTTCGGTCGTCGTCCATAGCATCTAGCACTGTGCTTGTATCATCTGTTGTTACTTTCACTGCCTGGATGATACCAAGTGAGTGTGTGTGTTTTACAATATCTTTTAAAATGTCACGCATTGCGTTCTCCTATGTTATACATTATATACTATCATAATTAAGTAAAGTTGTCAATATAAATCGACAACTTTGTGTTTTTCTAATCTTAGAAAGTCCAAGACAACCCTGCAGTTACGGAATCACTAGTATCATAGTTTGATATATTCCGATTAAATCCTAGCATCAAATTAATTTTATCATCAACCGATTTATTGATATCCAAATCAATACTAGTGGTATTATATGTATCAAAGTCTTTGCGAATACTTGCATTTATAATACCATAATCAATGTTAAAACCAACTGTTGCATAATTGTATGTGTCACTTTCAGTTGTATAATCTAGAACTGCTAGTACATTGCCAGTTTCAGTGTAGCCTTGTGTTTTTCGGTTTCCGATTGTATAACCAACGAACGGACGAACATTGCCAGTTTCTTCTTCTAACATAATACTTGCATAATTATCAGTTGATGTGGTCTCACCGCCCGCTGCATAGTTTCCAATTGTTCTGGAATATGAAATATCGGATGTTGTATGATTAAATGATGTGGTTAATTTTGTATCATTGTTATCGAATGATTTACCAATATCAATTCTATATGCGTGGGTTTTCATATTACCATTACTATCACTTCCTGTCATAGTTGTATTAACTTCATTATACTCTACACCAAACAATATATTATCATTACTTCCAATGTCTTCGATGCCAACGCTATACACATTTGTTTCTGCATTATAGCCATTATTCATCTTATGATTTGTTTTTGTAACAGTGATGCCATTATTAATATCCATATTTCTATGAATGTCAATGCCTAACAATTGTTCTACCTGGTCAACTCTACCAACAACTGATTCAATATTACTAGATGTTTTTACAATATCATTTCGCACGACGGTTGTTGTAGTCGTATCTCCATCTGTTACTACCTCTGAACCATCATCATATGTTTCTGTGGTACGAACAAATGAATTTGTTACAACGTCCATTGGTGTTGTTACTAGAGTGTAGTTTTCTTTAGAGATAGTTTGTAAGTTATTATCAACTGTGGAATCGTGTTTTATGATGTTAGACGTTAGCACTGGCAATGTGGTACTTTGTGTTTCAGTTGTTGATGTAATAGTTTCATTAGATGTATCCATTACCAATGGCGCAATCAAAACAGCACGTTGAAAACCAAATCCCATTACCATAGCTTCAGAAATTACAGCCGTTTCCTCAGCAACTTCCGCAACCTCTTCGGCTGCGATACGTGCTGCCTCTGCCTCTTCGGCTGCGATACGTGCTGCCTCTGCCTCTTCGGCTGCGATACGTGCTGCCTCTGCCGCTGCTGCTACACGCGCTGCTTCCTCTTCGGCTGCGATACGTGCTGCCTCTGCCGCTGCTGCTACACGCGCTGCTTCCTCTTCGGCTGCGATACGTGCTGCCTCTGCCGCTGCTGCTACACGCGCTGCTTCCTCTTCGGCCGCTACACGCGCTGCCTCTGCCGCTGCTGCTACACGCGCTGCTTCCTCTTCGGCCGCTACACGCGCCGCTTCTTCCGATGCTGCTAAACGTGCTGCTTCTTCCGCCGCCGCTACACGCGCCGCTTCTTCTACGGCTGCAATACGTGCTGCTTCTTCCGCCGCCGCTACACGCGCCGCTTCTTCTGCGGCTGCAATACGTGCTGCTTCTTCCGCCGCCGCTACACGCGCCGCTTCTTCTGCGGCTGCAATACGTGCTGCTTCTGCTTCTGCCTCTTCGGCTGCTACACGCGCTGCTTCTGCCTCTTCGGCTGCTACACGCGCTGCTTCTGCCTCTTCGGCTGCAATACGTGCTGCTTCTGCCTCTGCCGCCTCACGTTCTGGTGCTGCGATTGCTGCCTCTGTTGCGGAACCAATATCTTCTACTGTCCAATCATTATCAGCGCCCCCACCGGAACCTTCTGAATCTTCAATAGCATCAAAGATAGATTCACCTAAAATATATGCGTAATTGCTGGTAAGAGTATCGCCCTCCTTTACATCAGTCCATAACCAACTGAGACCAATCGTATTATCTCCATTTCCATAGTTCAAGGAATTTCCATCATCGTCAGTATAAATTGTACCGTCATATGCATCTGCTTGGGTAGACCAATTTTGAATACCTGCTGTTGTGTTAGTATCAGTTGTAGATATACCGATAGCGTAACCTGAAACAGTTGCTTCCCCGATTGCAATATTAGTATCTGGTATACCTGAATAGCCAATAACATTATCAGTTAAATTACTATCTCCAGGATCTCCTTGTGAGTCAGGATCAGTATGCTTACTATAATAGACTGTATCTGCATCAGCACCTGCGGTGATAGTTGTAGTTACATCAACGAATGTATTTCCGGAATCTAATTTAAACGTATTTTTTAGTAACCAAGTAGATGAGTCGTTTACTAGACTTCCATTCCATGTAAGCGTATTAAGTTCATTTACTAAATCACTACTTGCCGTGATACCGATTCTAGAAGATGAATTATTATTTCTATAATTTGTACCATCAATTTTGATAGATTGCCCATCAAATGCAACACCTGGAGTTAAAAAATCATATGATGTATCAAATGAACCACCGCCATCTGGATCGAACAATATACCTGGTGAATTACTCTTGCCACTACCAAATGAGCCTGTTTGCCGATTGATACCAACCTTCACAGATTCATTCTGTAATATTCCATCATTATCCAGTTGCATAAAGCTTGTATCTGCAATTGCAGTTGTGCCTAACAAAAGTGATAATGTTGCACTGGGTAATGTTACTTTAAGTTGATTACTTATAGACATTGACATTTATATTTTTCCTATACTAGTTACTAATATAACTTATGATTCGTTTATAGCAGGTTGATTATATAATGTCAAGTGTTTTATTCAAATAAAATATTGAATTGAGATGATTGTTGTTCTTTTGTTTTTCTTGGATTTGCTGTAGATGGATTATCAACCCAATAGATTGTATTCGGTGGTAAAAATCCATGCATAAACCAAGCGTTTCCAAATGGTGGGGAACCGCCTCCCGTAAAGTCAACACGATTATTATATACTAGTGCTGACATGCCATACTCCATAAACATTTTACCTCTTCCCGCTCCTTGAAAACTTGCAACAGGCAAGAATAATGCAAATGGTTTACCCAAATCATAACAATGTCTAATAAACTTATCTTTTATGGAGTAGGGAGGATTTGTGATTACTCCGTCATAAACATCGCTTGTAGCACAATCAAAGAAATCTCTGCCATTACTTGGCTTAATGTTATAACCAAACTTGGTAAATCCTTCTACGATAAGACCTGACTTTCCGCTTGTTGCCTCATAGTAAGTCGCATCTTTGTCTAAGTATCTCAATAATGGTTCCACGCTATCAGGCGGAGTATAACATTCATCTGATGCAGCGTTTCTGCCTAAATTTCTTACTAATTCTAAGTGTGTCTTTTTAGCCATTACAATTCTCCATTAGAATGAAAACAATTCTTCAAAAGTTTCTGATGCGTTTGCATTACGTAAGTCCCACTTTAGAACACCAATCAAGTTATCAATCTTCTTATCGATAATAGTTGTCTCCATTAAATCATGATCGAATGGAAGTTCTTGAAACCATTGTGGGATACGAGGTTCATCAATAGGATATGCAATACTTGTCATTTTCATAGGATTGTCTCTGAGTTT